AAAATCAAATTGATGTTGAAAGACCGAAAAATTTAATGGAAGAAGTTCTTGATATCATGCACGATTTGTATGGATGGTGTGCTCCTGAACCAAAAGTATATCCACGAATTTTTACTCCATTATGTATTGCCTCATTATGGTTAGTATTTATTATGATGTGTCTCACTTATTCTAATACATATTGTGGTTCGACGACAACAATATGTTCTGATGCATTTATTAATTTACCGTGGGGTGGATTGTATATTAATGTAATGAAAAATGAAACATGGCGATTAATTACAGCAGGTTATCATCATATCAGTTTTCTCCATATTGGTATGAATTCTATAATGATATTTTTTGCAGGAAGATACATCGAGCCTAAATATGGAGCTGATAGAATGTGGATTGTATTTTTTGGTTCGATTATAGGAGGTAATATTATCGCATGGTTAGCATATCCACCCGGGAACGTTATTGTTGGAGCATCTGGTGGATGTTACGGATTAATATTTTTAATTCTTGCAGATAATGCTCTGAATTGGGAAACAGTAAAATATAGATGGTATATGACGATTGTATTAGTACTTTCTGTTATTGGTTCAATGTTAATCGAAGGATTGTTAATCCAGGGTGTCGCTGTATTCGCACATTTGGGTGGTGCATTAGCATCATTTTGGATTTCTATATTAATTTTGCCAAATTTTTACTACAGACCTTTTGAAAGGTACTTGACTATAATCTGTTTATTCTTCTTTTTAATTCAATTCCCCGTCCTTATCGGCATCGCATTCGCATATAAATAATTTTATTATTCACACGCGAATAATAAAATTTGATCGCATACAAATTACATTTATTTATTTATTTTTTAAGATTATATATAAACAAATAAAAATATATACTGCCTATAATGTCGAAAATAATTTGTTTTTACATTGGATATACACATGATTTTAATGATAATAATGTTTTGTATGGTAGTGAATTAGCATTACATAAATTAGCTGAACAATTTGTTAAACACGGTAATTCAGTACATGTATTTGGACCTTGTTTACACAAAGAAGTCGATATCAATGGTGTCTCATATCGTAATTCCAATAAATTAGAATCATTTGGGAAAGAAAACAGTATTGATGTAATGATTTTGTCTCGTTATATGGTTTATTTTTTAGATTTTAAAATACGCTCAAAGAAAACATATATATGGCTACATGACGCATATATTATGCCGTGGTGGAATGGCAATGTTCTACCGCAATGGGGTAAATATTTAATTGAAAATTTAATGCCATCAATTAATGGATTAATCGTATTATGTGATTGGCATAAGCAAGATGTACTCAATAGATATGAGATCGATCCAAACAAGGTATTTATAATAGGAAATGCAATTAATGATGATATTAAAAATGTAAAAAATATTAATAATATTAGTAATGATATCGTAAAACAAAAAAATAGATTTATATGGACATCAGCACCAGAAAGAGGTTTAGACAAATTAGTAAAATATTTTCATGAAATAAAAAAATACATTACTGATGCTGAATTATATATTTATCGTGGTAAAGAAGGATTCAGTACTGAACTATTAAATGAAATAGAAAATTGTCAATATATTCATTATAAGGGAAAAATGGATAACAATGAATTAATAAAAGAATTTTATAAATCTGATGTATGGTTTTATCCTACAGAATTTCATGAAACGTATTGTATTAGTGCATTAGAAGCCCAACTGACTGGATGTTTATGCATAACATCAAATATCGGGGCTTTATCTACAACAGTTGGTCCTCGTGGTATTATTGTTTCGAATGATAAGCCTGAAGAGGTTGTTCGAACAGTTGTAAATATATTGGGTGATACCGATAAAAAAAATGAATACATTAAAAAAGGACAAGAGTGGGCTAACTCACAAACATGGGAAAATAGAGTTTTAGAGTGGTTACATTTATTCGAAACGAGTTAATTTTAATTATTTTAAGTAGATATTTATGATAATATTTACTTTTATTTAATTTAATATGGTAATGTAATTTATGCAACAGTTATACCGGCACTTGCGGATCCAGTAATTGCAGCAATAGTTAATATACCGCCTGTGGCAGCAGATACATAAAAGATCATTAAATATCTATTTCCAGCTGTCATTGGGAAGTTGAGACCAATCACTTGGTTTTGTATTGTAGTGCCAACGGCGATAATTCCTAAAAGTGGTAATATAAATGTCATTGGAACTGGTGAACTGACTGCATTAAATGTCGTCGGAGTAGCTATTGCGGCTTCATATAATTGTGCTGAAACGGTAAATGTACCTCCCAAACTTAATCCACTTATAGCAACTGTTACAGTGAATAAGGCGTATATGGAATCTAAAGTACCTGTGCGTGGCATAACAAATGCCATATTTTCAAGGGTACCTAGAGCACCTGTTACGCTTATAGAACCTATACCAGTTAATGGAAGAACGGTTGTCGTTATTGATGAATTACCAAAACCAACTACTGCGGCGGTACTTTCTGCTAATATACCTAGAGTTTCTACAATGGTTAATGCTACCGGTAAACCTGACGCATATGGAATTATAGCACTAGCACCGGCTGCACCTGTTGAACCAGTTGAACCCGATGGACCTGATGAACCTGACGGGCCTGACGGACCTGACGGACCTGATGGACCTGATGGACCTGATGGACCCGATACTGTACTATCCATGCCTGTTGCGCCAGATGGACCAGAAATACTTACACCATCTGCACCAGATGGACCTGGTGGATTGGGGACCAGATGGACCAGGTGGACCTCCTGATGGACCCACGGAACCTGATGGTCCGCTAACACCAACACCAGTTGCACCAGATGGGCCGATTATACTCGATCCTGCAGGACCAGATGGACCTGGTAATCCTTGACCAGGGAAACCACGTGGACCTTGTGGCCCCTGTGCTCCCGACGGACATTGTATGCATGGAGGGTGTGGATGATTACAATCATGTTCCCATTGATTTCCACAATCACAATTTTTTCTATTCATTATATATATATAGTTTGGTGATAGACAAATATGTAATTTATGGGTGAAATATAATAATATTTTTTATGGTTATAGTATTTTATTATGAATCATTGTAAATTATTGTAGATTGTTGTAAGTTATTAATTATTTTTGCAAGTCTATCACACAAATCAGGACAATCATAATATTTTGCATTTTGTAATACTCTGGACCCAACGTGTTTTAGACCTTCTAATGTTTCTGGCGTTTTGGAATCAGCTAAATCGGCAATCATTTTAAACGCATATCGTCCTAAATCTTTTCTATTTACATAAAATGTAACAGTTCCTAATTCATCCCATAAATCAAAATATACTATTTTTCTGTCATGAGTTACGTTATTATTTTTTATGTTTATAATTGCTGTTTCCATAATTTTTTTAAATAATTTGAATGACAATTCATTGTTTCCTTTTATTCTTAGTTTTTGAGCATGGTTAAATGTTTCTGTTATCGATTCACTTGATAAATTATTTAATATTTCTAGTAATTTAATTGCTGATTCTCTTTTATCATTTTCAATATATGTCATTAAATTAATTTTATTATTTATAAAACCCATCTTTGCTTCTTCTGTTTCACTTCTAGAAATTAACTCATTGATTGATTCCTCATCAGTCACAATATTGAGATTAAATGTTATTTCTATAATTTTAAACCATAATTTGAAATTAGTCGTTTCTTTGTCATAAATAGATAAATTTTCTTTTATTAATAAAGCATAATCTAATGCTTTTACGTAATTCTTTTTAAAAATTTCGTTATTAATAAACCACATATAATTATGTTTTAAATGCCCAATTGTTGATTTTTCTGATCTTGTTCCGATTAATCCGTGCATTATTATCGGATAATTATTTTCCCATATTGCTGTATCTATATACATGTCGTCAACCAATTCTTTTGTAGTAAATGGAAATTGTGGTCTTCTGAATGCATATATATTAAACTTTTCTGGAGGGAATTTATCTATTGGAGTTGATGTCGGAATAAAATGTGTTAACAATTTATTTGCAGATTTTCTATTTATTGCATATGCATGATTTCCTGTAACCATTTTATTTAGTTTTACAACATTATTACTTATTTTATCTGATATCGCTGAAAGTATTGAATCATCATATGGATCATGTCCATATAAACATTGGAATCCGAAAAAAATTATATCGGCGTCAGATGGTATTTCCTTCCAATATTGTTCAAATAATTCTATTATGTTTGGATGCATTTTTATATCGTCTTCCATAATTAAACACCATTTATCTGTGGTTTTATTACTTATCTCTCTCCATAATTTAACTGATGATGCTATTATTCCAAGAGCGCCTTTTTGTGTTTTTGTTATATGATCGAGATTATTTGTTACAATGTTTTGTCCTAATAATTCATCATAAGTAATTTGTTGTCCATCAATAGCATCAAATCTATTGACCTTTATTCCATATTTTTCAAATTCTTTAACAGAACATTCCCATCTGTCTGATGATCGTTTTAGATTAATGCAATACATATCGAGAACTGTATTAATATAGTTTTTTTGTTCTTGTGTCATAATGATGCGATAAATAATAGATATAATATTATATAATATTTATATAATAATATTGATATAATAAATGCGTTTTCATGTTTTGGGAATACAGCGTACAATTGCAAATAAAACATACGTTGCATGTGCTTTCACCCAATTAACTATAAGATTTTGCCACATGCTGAAAAAATCATCAAGTAAAAATAATTTTATTTACTATTATGGTCATAATAAATCCGAAATAAATTGTGATGAATTAATTCCTATTACTGACAATAATTTTTTAAATAAATATTATGGTGAATATGACGAAACTAAAATTATTAATTATGAAAATTATGAAGCAGATGCTGATTATAGTCAACGATGTGTTATTGAAATAGAAAAAAGAAAAAAACCAAAAGATTTTATATTATCTTTTTGGGGTCATTCAAACAAGAAAATAACTGATAAATTTCCTGATTGCATTACAGTTGAACCTGGTATTGGTTATCCGGTTAATAATATCTATGCTAACTTCAGAGTTTTTGTTTCGTATGCTTGGATGCATTTTTCATATGGTAAAATGAATATTGATAACGGACCTTGGTATGATACAGTTATACCAAATTATTTTGATCCAGATGAGTTCGAATATAAGGAGGAAAAATCAGATTATATACTATATTTGGGACGAATTATTAAAGCGAAAGGAGTTGATATATGTATTCAGTTAGCAGAAGAACTTGGAGTTAAATTAATTATTGCTGGACAAAATGATTTGAAATCTATGGGTTACGATAAAATTCCAAAAAATGTCGAGCTAGTTGGTCATGCTGATGTCGAAAAACGTAAACAATTGATGAGTAATGCTAAATGTTTATTATTACCTTCCTATTATTTCGAACCGTTCGGTAATGTCGTTATTGAATCAATGTTATCAGGTACTCCGGTTGTAACTACTGATTGGGGTGCATTTGCTGAAATTAATTTACACGGCACCACCGGTTATAGATGTCGTACCTTTGAACAATTTGTTTGGGCCGTTAAAAATATTGACAAAATAAAACCAATAAATTGTAGAAATTGGGCTATAAAAAATTATTCAATGGATCGTGTGAGTAAATTATATGATGAATATTTTGATATGCTTCAAAAACAACATAGTAAAAATGGATTTTATGAGAAAAATTCTGATAGAAATGAACTTGATTGGTTGACTAAATACTATCCCGAAAGTTAAAAAAAATAACAAAATAACCAATTAAAAAAAATTGATTTAATAAATTATTGGTATTGACTACTAATTTTTCTATTTGCAGATTCTGTTCATTGTATAAATTTTTCAGTAAGTAGAAATTAATATATATATGGTCAATTCATTCTTACCCAATGCTGCTCCTTTAAGACGCCTTCCAGTTTCTCATGCTTTGTGGGAAAATATCATGGACCAGCTTCCTCGTCTCAATGAAGCTCAAACAACTCGCGAACACATCAATGTATTGCCATTACTTGATTATTCTTTTTCTTCTGAAAAAGAATATCAACGTGCATATGTTGTATTGTCAATGTTGACACATTCATATATTTGGAATAAAGGATTAGATTCTGCGCCAGAAGTATTGCCTAAAAATATTGCTGTCCCTTATGTGGCAGTTTCTAAGCATCTGGGATTACCACCAGTTTTGACACATGCAGCTGTTGATTTGTGGAATTGGAGACTGATTGAACCAGACGGTCCATGTGATTTGGAAAATATGGAACTACTAAATTCTATGACAGGAACGGAATCAGAAAAAACATTTTATTTGGTTATGACAGAAATTGAAGCCATTGGTGAACAAATAATTTCGCAACTCAACAAAATTCCTATTGATATAGAAAATGATAGGAAAAACGATATTCTTTCCACGATGGAAAATTTTAATATAATAATTTTGAAAATTGTTCGATCTTTATCAAAAATGTACAAAACATGTGATCCATATGTTTTTTACAATGTTCTTCGTAAATATTTGAATGGTCCATTAAACACACCAAATGGAATTATTTTTGAAGGAGTTTCTGAAATACCCTTTAAATATAATGGTGGTAGTGCTGCTCAAAGTTCATTGATACAATTGTTTGATATTATTTTTGGTGTCAAACATAAATTAGATAATGGGCAACCACACTTTCTTATTCAAATGAGAGATTATATGCCGGGTGAACATAGAGAGTATCTTATTGAAATGGAAAAACAAATTGAAAAATATCCATTGGAAACATATATTAAATCAAAAGGTGATAATATTCTTACAAATACATATAATAAATGTATCGAAAATATCGGACTATTTAGATCACGCCACATGGGATTAGTTCATTCATATATTTTGAATCAAATGCCTAAAGTTGATGCAGTAATCGATGAAGAAGTAGAAGGAACTGGTGGCACAAAACTAGTAAAATTCTTAAAATCTTGTAAAGAAACAACAATTAACAAAAAATTGAATAATGAAAGTCATATAAATAATAGAATAACAAATAAAAATATTACTAATATTAATACCGACACAGAAATCATGGCAAATTCTAACCAAGAACAAACACAAGTCGTAACTCCATGGAAAGTGGAGGGCGAAATTGATTATATGAAGCTTATCAAGGAATTCGGAACTGAACTAATCAGTGAAGATGTTATGGACAGATTCAAAAAGGTTACCGGAAAAGAATTACACCCATGGATTCGTCGTGGTATTTTCTTCTCACATCGTAAATTGAATAGTATGCTTGATGCATATGAAAAGGGTGAACCAATGTTCTTGTACACTGGACGTGGTCCAACTTCTGATTCAATGCATCTTGGTCATCTCATTCCATTCATGTTTACAAAATGGTTGCAAGATGTATTCGATTGTGTTCTTGTGATCCAGATTTCCGATGATGAGAAATATTATTTTAAGCCACTTGAATTTAGGACAGTTTATGAACTCGGTTTTGAGAATGCTAAAGACATCATCGCTTGTGATTTCAATCCTGCCAAAACATTTATTTTCTCAAACCGTGATTATAGACTTATGTGTCCAGAATATGAATGTCTTGTCTCAGTTATGAAAAAACAAGTTTCAGCTCGCGAAGTTGCAAAGATCTTCGGATTTGGTGATAAGGTAGTCGTTCCCGGTTATACTGCAGAAGATGGCACTGAAGTTCCAGAAAAAGAACATTACACATTTGGTGATGGTGTAACTGTTGGTATGCTTGATTGGCCATTTTATCAATCAGCCGCTGCATTTTCTCAGGCTTTCCCACATTTGTTTGGAACTACCGAAGGTGATAAAACTACCGAAGGTGATAAGGCTACTAAAGCTCACTGTCTTGTTGCATATTCGATTGATCAGGATCCTTATTTCCGTTTGGCACGCGATCTTGCTGAAAAAATGGATTTATACAAACCATGTTCGATTATGGCATCATTTGTACCACCTCTGACCGGATCATCTGGTAAAATGAGTAGCTCAACCGGTACTGAGGCAACTCTCTTTTTAACCGACACTGCTGAAGAACTTCGCAAAAAGATTATGAAACACGCATATTCTGGTGGTGGTGGTGATGGATCACTTGCCGATCATCGTAAGTATGGTGGTGACATTACCAAAGATATTTCATACCAATATCTAAGATATTTCGAATTTGACGATGCCGTTTTGGAAGATGTTCGTGATCGATTCCAATCAGGTGAAATGACTTGTGGCGAAATTAAAAAGATTATGGCCGATAAAATCGTCAATTTGTTCACCAAACACCAAGAACGTCGTAGAAACGTTACCAATGATGATGTGAAAGAATTTTATAGAATGAAACCTGTTAATTTTAAAAATTCAAACAAATCAGTTGCGTGTCACGAATCATGCTGTTAATTTATTAAATTATTAAAAAATACTATTTTTTATTCATATTTTTATTTATATTTATATTTATAAAAAATTGAATTTATGATTATATGGAGTACTCATAGAATTTTTGATGTATTATATTTAAGCACGTCTTATTTTGCGATCAAACAATCAAATAATCAAATAATCAAATAAAATGGCTCAAAGTTCTACCAATTCGACGTTTTCTGTTCAAGAGTTCAGTGAAAAACTTGAGAAGAGTTTTTATGATTATCAGAACAAGAGTACTCGCCGTGCGAAGGGACTGTTTAGGCTCATGATGAGGGAATTTTCTCTTCTTGGTCATCAGACAAAGTGTGAAGTTTTTTCACTGACTCGTCTCGATCGCCAGTATTCAGATGGTAATGACATCAAGAAAACCAAAAATGGACTGAAATTTGTTCTCAGCGACCTCGTAACTCTCTGGCACTACATGATTCAAAATGGTCTGAATGTTTTCAAACCATATCATGTGGAAGCAAGCACTTGTATGTGTGGTCTTCGCGAGGGTGGTCATAATGTGTTCCCAATTGACAAAATCATTGATTATGATTGGTCGATTACCGAAAATGATCCGGGATTTGGCGGTCTGATTGCAACAATTTACGAATTCTTTCCTGAAGAAATGTTTACTGTTCGCACTGTTACTAGGAATGAGTCTGATGAAAAGCTTCGTGGTAAGGAAACATTCCTTATGAATCTTTGCAATTATCCTGCGCCTCACGTCCATTGTCTGAAGCAATTTATTCAGATCCTTCGTGAAAAGGCGGTCGACAATCCAGATTTTGTTGCGCGATATGTTAACTTGCAGGATTGTTACCAACAAAACTGTCTCCACCAACTTCTTACCACTTGTACTCATGACAGGTTTTATCTTGATCAATTTATCGCACTTGTTAATCTTGGAGCAGATCCCTTGATGAAATACCACGAAGGATGGAATGTTGTTTCTCGAAGCCATTGTAACAACTTTGTTCTCGAATTCCTGCTTCATTCTGGGTACAAGCCGACAAATGAGTTTGTTCCTGACAAGTATGCTAGGGAATGTATCCAAAAGGGCGAACTTGCTAAGGATTGGAACGAAGTTTTCTGGCCTTGTTTGAATCTTACTCCTCAAATGTATGATGTTTGGCGTCTCGCGACTCAGGCAAACCCACGTAAGTGGCGCCATGATGACGAAGAACGTGTTCTTACTGAGGAAGACAAAGAACGAATTCTTAGTTATGGTGATGACATTATCACCATGCTTCGACTTTATGATCAGTTTGCTCCAGGATTTGTTGACTATGATCACACATCAGCGACTGGTCATACTATGCTTGATTATGCCAAATTGTCTGGGCACGAGAAGCTAATCAGATTCATTAGTGTGCGCAGTATTTGTGGCGAAATGGATTTCTCATAATATTTTTTTTTATCTTCGATTTTAAATAAAATTGATTTTATTATTATTAATAATAAATAATAAATAATAAATAATAAATAATAAATTAATTGTACTGATCAAACCAAATACACTAAATTAATGTAATGAGTGAATATTACTACAATAAATCAGAATATACTGTAGTAAAAACAAAAGATGGTTTTATTGAAATAGATTCAGCGGTATTAACAGATCTCACTCTAGTTATAGAATATAATGGCAGTTTCGTTAATGTTGATGATGACGAAATTAATCAAGTTATGAAAGAAAATATGGATCATAATATTGGGGTATTTATAATAAATGATCAAACAAGTAAATTTATTAAACAAAAAATATATGAAAATGATATATTTTTAAAAATGGCAAATAAAAAAATTAAAATTATTGACAATATTATTGAAATTCCACTCGTGTTTTTTGATATATGCTATGTATCAAAGCATTCATCATCCGAAGAAAATAAAAATATTATATACGGATTTCCTTTGTTTTTGTTTGGCCAAACATTTACCATAAGATTGGATACTCATATTTTAGATTCAATTAATGAAGAATTTGATGACAATCACACATGCTATTTAAGATACAGAAAACACCTACTAGATACCTCTTTTATTCCTGATGATTATCAACTTTATGTAAAAAATATTACATATCCACCAAGTTCTGTAAAAGTAGATGATAAACAAGCAATATTCCGCCCGGGCATGATAATTCCATTGGAATTATTATTTTTTACTGAGAGTATTGATGACAATAATTATATAAAAAATAATTCAATCCAAAAAATAGAAATTCTTACAGAAGATGGAGATATATTTGTGTTTGAAGATACAAATAATCAAATCAAATCAATAAAGGTGTGTAATACATTATTTCATATGTTATCATTCAATTCTGTGACTTCTAAGAAACTAAAAAATATAACTATAACATTTTATGAAAAAGCAAAAGATTGGTATTGTATAAGTTTTATTGATCGCATATGTTATAAAAATATTTAATTTTTTTTATTTTTCATGTTTTATTTCATGTTCTAATTCATGTTCTAATTCATGTTCTAATTCATGTTATTCATGTTCATCACAATGTGATCTGTAACATCTATTATCATCAGTATGTGATCCGTGACATCTATCATGATCAGTATATTATATCGTATTATATGTTTAAATATTTATATAGTTTTATATTTTTAATTTTATTTTCCGACTAACGGTTTAACTTTATTGTTGTCTATTAATTGATATTTTGCCATTATCAAGACAACATTATATAGTATTATTACTAACAACAAGAACTTCATTAATGCTAAAAGAAAAGTTCCATAATTAATTCTTACACTATAAATTTCAATATACAAATCTTTCATTGATTGTGTTTTATCTGCACCAAATAGTAAAAGTAAAAAAGGTGATAAAATATCATCGATAAGACTTGAAGTAACTTGATTTAACTGTATACTTATTATAAATGCAATACCCAATTGTATTATATTTTCTTCCATCAGAAATTTCCCAACTCCTGATATTTCAGATTCTATTACTTGCATTTATTAATTATAACTAATTATTATTAATAATAGTTAAGAAAATGATATAATACAAAAAAATTTGATTAAGTTAAAAATTGAAATACAAATAGTTTAACATATATATACAACATAATTAATCATTACTTATAACATCAAATAAATCCAACCCAAATATGGAGATCAAAATAGAACCTCATATCGTTTCTCAGTTCATTAATGTAGTTGGCACACTATTTGTGATTTCTCTGATAGGTGTCGTTGTCATTGGATTCAAGTTGTGTAATTACTATACGCAATCAAAAAAGATTAAACAACTAGATAAAGTCGGTTTTAAATATTTTGATAAAATCATTAAACTGTTCGAAAACAAAATCACCTTATCTAAACAAATTGAACAAACTAAGGAAACCAAACAAAATTATTGTAGGTGCAATTCAGATTGTTTTAAACAATCCAAACATTCTCATCCATTAACAAATAAACCAGATATTGATGAGATTTTTAAAATGTGTATGTATTACATGTCACCGCAAACTATTGGTTACGATAAATATGTGGAACTGGTTATTAATTCAATCCAAACACAAAAACAACAACAACAACAACAACAACAACAACAACAACAACAACAACAACAACAACAACAACAACAACAAGCACTTCATGAAAAACAAAATTTTTCTAGACATGGTTTTCTAGATTGTTTCAGTGGAATTACTAAACCAGCTGTTCATCAAACTAATCCTTTGTATTCATCAAATAATGTACAACATCCATTCGAATTTTTTCAATCGAGACCTGTTCAGTCGGTTCAACGTGTTCAACGTGTTCAACCAGTTCAACCAGTTCAACCAATTCAGTCAGTTCAGCCAGTTCAGTCAGTTCAGTCAGTTCAGCCCGTCCAATCTATTCAATCAAAACCAGCTCATCCAACACAATATAAAAGACATACTGTTAGAGTTCCAGCAGTAAAATCTCCTGAAACAATTAATGTCAGAGTAAATGCTGAAAATACTCCATTTAGAATTCCATCTTGTGATTATGCAAACAATATTGATCTTTCATTTCTTGATGATCTTATGAAACCATTATATGAACACATGCAAACTCAACACATGCAAACTCAACAAGGAGTTCAAACTCAACAAGGAGTTCAAACTCAACAAGGAGTTCAAACTCAACAAGGAGTTCAAACTCAACAAGGAGTTCAAACTCAACAAGGAGTTCAAACTCAACAAGAAATTCAACAAACTCAAAGCAGTCCACAAGTTATACCAGAACAAATGAGACCGTTGACTCCCGAGGTTGATTTTCAAAGTGTGTATCAACTCCTAGAAAGTTTGGCTAATTTATCAAAACAACAAGTACAACAGACACAACAGACACAAGAGACACAAGAGACACAACAGACACAACAGACACAACAAACACAACAAACACAACAGACACAACCAGTTAAATCTGTTGTAAATGAGGTTGATATTGTTGTAAATAGAGTTAAGAGTCTTTCTGCTGATGTTAGAGATAGATTTAGTGATCTTAAACTTGCCGAGAAAATTAATAGACTTTTTGAGAAAATGCTCGTCGGACAAAGTATTGATACAACATTTTTCGACCAGGATGCATTTGATTTCATTCCTGAAAACATTCGCAGTGAGTATAGAGCGACCTTGACAAAATATTTCGATGTTCTAGAAAATTTTAAAGCACAAGAAATTGCCAATAGATTGCTTGATGAATGTGATAATATTATATTGCCAGTATCAAAATATAGTTGTTTCAAATCCATACTGAATGAACTGGATCAGGATACAGGACTGAAAACAGAAACAGAAACAGAAACAGAAACAGAAACAGAAACAAAATCGCAAGATAATATGCGCCAACAATTTAAATCGGTCTTGGATGAATTGGAACGAGCTGTTCATCATGAAGATAGTTATCCTAACTCATTTTCTAACAAAACAGAATCGATTCTTGAAAACTCAGGTATTTTTGATCAACCAATTCAAAACACAAATGATAAAAATGGATCAGGTGGATTAGATGGATCAGATGGATCAGATGGATCAGATGGATTAGATGGATCAGATGGATCAGACGGATCAGATTGCTCGAATGATTCTGAAACTGTTCTCGTTCAAGCTGTTGATCTTGATTAAATTTATTTATTTATAATTTTATAATAAATATTGATAATTATATATATTATGGAAATTCAATGTAATAATGTACAATAAATACAATTATACTTATGTTCTTGAATTTTAAACAACTAATCAAACAAAAACCTAGTTTGATTTCTGAGTCAAAATCTGATAATAAATCTGATAATAAATTATCGATTTCACATCAGTCGATTAATAATTTGAAAATTTTAATTGATGCTGAAAGAGAAGCAAAAAAAATTATTGATGATGCATATATCTATCGTGATAATCTTAGAAAACGTGCCAGAGCCGAAGCACAAATTGAAATAGAAAAATATAGAGCAATAAAGGAAGAAGAATATCAGAAAAAAATTGCAGAATTAGACATAGATTCATATCGTACAAAAATTCAGAGTGAATTTGAAATATATAAAAAAAATCGTGAGGAAGAATATCAGAAGAAAGTAATCGAAATAGAGGTAGAGTATGAATTAGAATTATCAAAACTATCAGGATCAGAGTCGGAATTAGAATCAAAATTGGAATCATAATATAATACAATTTCCAGGTGCTCCACTACCTGATGTAAAATATTCTATATCACCACCGTTATTTGAATATTTTAGCATTAAAATTGTGAGTTTAATTTCTTCATCTATCGATCGTTTTCTTTTATTTATTAGTGGTTGGATATCATAGACTAAATCAACAATATTTTTGTTCATATCATTTATTTTGTCCCATTCTTTCCTAATTTTATTTATTTTATTATTATTGTATTTATGTTGATCTGAATCTTTTAGAGTGACGACAAATTTCTCCCATTGTTCTTCAGTAAATTTGTTCATTTTAATTTTAATAATAAAACAATCTATTGTATTGGCAATAAAATTATTAATTATTTTATCAATTTTTTACAATATTATTTTAAATATTATAATAATTTATTGTTTTAAATAAAATAATTGTCAAAAACATCCTTAATAATATTATCATTAACTCTATTCACAATATCCCTATGATTAGAATTTGTAACATATGTCGGAGTTAGTGATTTATTTTTACATACTTTGTTGAGATCAAATGAATGATGAATCGGTACAACATCATCATTTTCGCCATGAATTATTTTAATTGGGCATGTTATTTTATCCATTTTATTAATTGATTGAAATCCATAACTTCCATGTTGATTTTTTGATTTATACAGGAATGTTAATATTTTATCAATAAATTCAATATCCAATTTTGTGCGTGATACGCTTTTGAATGGTGAAAATAATATGATTGGTTTATCCCATTTATGTTTTGAAACATAATCGACTACAACACCAGTACCGAGTGATCTACCAACTAATAATATATTTTCTTTTTTAACTCCCAAGTTAGAAGTCACATAATTAACAACAGATTCTTGACAGATATAGCAAATTTCTTCCATTGTTGTATTTGACATAATATGATTTGATAACTTTTTACTTAATCCATAACCAGGATAATCGTAACAAATTACATTGACCTTAAATTTATCACTAAATTTTTGTAGATATGTAAAAAATGTATAAATATCAGATGAATTACCGTGTGTAAATATCGCATAAATATTACTTGGTGAATCAGGCTTGATTAATATTACACTAAATTTATTATCTTCAAATTGTTCTAACGGAATACTAAATAGGTGAACATTCTTTTGTTTTATAAGATCTGTTATTAATTTTACTGGTGTTGCCTGCGGTGTAAATATATACGGGGTTAGTATTCTGTCAACTAAAAGAAAAATCATATTAATAACATTTCTGAATATGTTGGTCATTATAACTGGAACATACATCAATATTAGTATTCGTGTTAGTATTCGTATTCGTATTCGTATTATTTAATGACATCAAATGTCATAAAGGAAAATATGTATTAGATTTATCAATTTTTTTTTAATATGATTGATATCCATAAAATTTTATTGATCATTCATTTATAAAAAGAGTAATATAAATAAAAGTATCTTACAGACATGACAGTAGAGTCTTGTAATGTCCTAGTTGTTCCATGTGTGCGACGGTTGCTGCTGCTGCCGCAACAGTTGGGTCACTTCCACCTTTATGTTTGATAACACGAATAGTAGATTTGAAATTTGGTGTCGAAACAGTGAATTTATCAACATTCACATCACTAGGTACTGCATCAAGATGTGAATTTCCACAGAATACATATGCAATGAGTCCACAATCGGCATTTACGACCTGATGGGGACATTCATTAATATTGTTAACGATTTTGCTATTCATTGCAATTCCTTTTTCCAGGTTTTTACGTTTTTCTGGATCGGTTTCATTTTTAAGTTTTTCTTCTTGAGCAATAACTCCCTCGACACATTCAGCTTTAATTCTTGCATTCCACCAACTGACTAATGTTGAGAATTCGGGATACATTTTAACTAATTTACTGAACTGAAACTTTTGAGCATTTCATAAATCTCATTGAATTTGAAATATTCTTTTTCGACAAGATGACGAATATTAAATGATCCGTACATGTAGCATTTCTTTCCATTAAAAATGGTGGGATTTTGTTGGTGTAGAGCCATCATGTCAACTGGAGGAGTCAAAGAAAACACAGTATCTACACCGTCGAATACATCAGACGTATATTTCATAACCGGTTCCGTCGTTTCGAATTGTTCGAGTTCATTCATATTGTATTCCTTTTTGGTCGGCTCACCGTAATAAACTGGATAATTTCCATATTTGCTAACAATGCCTTTGAAAATTTTTGCTTTTTTAATCGGATCAGTCCAACACGATACGATAAATTTCATTGATTCTAATTTTTGTTGCATCAAAAGAAAAACAGCAAAATAATCATCTGGTTCGCAATCAGTAATAACAACAACGTTTTTGATTTCAGACATATTATTTTATTTAAAGTTTTTTTGTGTTTTTTGTGTTGTTGTTTTGGTACAATGCGTGATATTGATTTAATGTAAAATTCTTAATACTCATCCAATATATATAAAATATCAATTTTTTACTAAATTTAAAATATATAGTTTTTTTATTTTTCCGTTGATTCGTTTAAACGCTATATTTATTTTCTTTGTCTTATATTGTAATATTAATATACAACAACAGTCAAAGACTTTTTGACTGGTGTCATGATATGAATATGAAATTATGAATATCAATGGCACTAAGTTGAATATTAATATATTCTTTTTTGATATT